AAGACAAAGAAATGTACTTAGAATGTGAAGGAATTAAATTAGCAATAGAACAAATAGAATTTTTACAATTAATAGAAACAATAATATATGACAACGATTGAAATTAAAAACATAATAGAAAACGAATTAAACATTTCACTAGACGAAAACACAAGAAAAAGAGAAAACGTATATGCTAGAGCATTATACTGTAAGATCTCAAAAGACAAAACAAATAGCACACTGAAAGAAATAGGAAGACTAATAAACAAAGATCATGCAACTGTAATGCATGCTATCAATAATGTGTTTGAACAAATAGAACTATGCGAACCTAGACTATACCAAATATATCAAGAGTTAGTTGACTCCGATAAACTAAAAGCAATAGAAGAAAAATATATAGACTTAGTAGAAGAGAATGAACAACTTAAAGAAAAAGTTAAAGAACTACAAAAGTTTAGAAATAAATTCAAGACAAACTTTAGAACTGTATTTCATTAACAGTTAGATAGTAAAGTTGTTTTTAATATAGTAAGACACATCTTGACTTATCAAGTTATTTCAATAATACTAAAACTATGAAAAAGAACACACACGGAGGAAAGAGAGAAGGAGCAGGAAGAAAGCCTAGATCTAAAGAGGTAGAGTTAATAGAAAGATTAACACCACTAGAACCAAAAGCATTTGCAGCATTACAAAAGGGAATAGATGAGGGGGAGTTTAAATATGTACAAATGTTTTACAACTACTATGCTGGTAAACCTAAAGAGACTAAAGATATCACACTTAACGCTGAGCAGCCTTTATTTGAACTCTAAGAGACTTAAATGGAATTTGTAGTAACTACTGCTATAAAGAAATTATCTAAGCTAAAAAAGCGTAAAAAGATAATACAAGGAGGAACATCTGCTGGAAAGACTTTTGGTATTATACCTCTGCTTATAAACAAAGCTATTAGAGAATCTAACACAGAAGTTAGTATTGTATCGGAATCAATACCTCATCTTAGAAGAGGAGCTTTAAAAGACTTTCTTAAGATAATGATAATGACTAACCGATATAGAGATAATCAGTTTAATAAGTCAATGCTTAAATATAAATTCTTAAATGGATCTTATATTGAGTTCTTTAGTATTGAATCAGCTGATAAACTTAGAGGAGCTAGAAGACATGTACTATATGTTAATGAAGCTAACAACATTCCCTTTGATGCATACAACCAATTAGCAATAAGAACATCTGGTGATATATGGATTGACTTTAATCCAACCTCATCATTCTGGGCGCATACAGAAATAAAGAATAATAAAGACTCAGACTTCTTAAAGCTAACATACTTAGACAATGAAGCATTACCAGACACAATAGTTAAAGATATAGAGAAAGCTAAATACAAAGCACATAAGAGCAACTATTGGAAGAACTGGTGGAATGTATATGGACTAGGAGAAATAGGAAGTTTAGAGGGTGCATGTATTAAAGACTGGAGTGAAATGGTTTTACCTGAAGAGGCTAGACTACTTTGTTATGGTATGGATTTTGGTTATACAAATGATCCCTCAACATTAATAGCTCTTTATAAATATAACAATGCTTATATCTTTGATGAGGTGATCTATCAAAAAGGATTGCTTAATAGTCAGATAAGTAACTTACTAAAGACATATGAAGTTAAAGAACTTGTATATGCAGATTCAGCAGAACCTAAATCAATAGCAGAACTATCTAGCTATGGTCATATGATCCTGCCAGTAAAGAAAGGTAAAGACTCAATAGTCTATGGTATAAACCTCATCAATCAAAATGAAATATACATTACTCCTAGAAGCTCTAATCTAATTCATGAACTACAAAATTATGTTTGGTTGAAAGACAGAGAGGGTAACACACTTAACAAACCTTTAGACGCTTTTAATCATTGTATTGATGCGATGAGGTATGCATTGACTTCGCAAATGGACAATCCGCACAAAGGACAATACTATATCTACTAATGATAGCAAAAGACAAACTACTACATTTTATTGTTGGATCTTTTATATCCTTTCCTTTAATACTATTGTTTAATTACTACGGATTAATAATTAGTATTTTAATCTTTGCTGCTAAAGAGATAGTTTACGATTATGCCTTAGGGAAAGGTAACATGGAAGTTCTTGATTTTGTTTATTCATGCGTACCCGCAATTAAATTTATTATACTTTATAACTTATAAACGTTAAAGTTTTATTAAAAAAAAGTTATTAATAATTTTGTTAATTAAATAAATAGTTATATATTTACATTGTAAAACAATAACAACTAAAACAAATGAATACAGAAAACAAAATAATCAAAACAGTAAGAGAGCTTAAAGGAACTACAGTAGAAGGTAAATTAGTTGAGCCTTACAAAACTTTAGATGTTAGATTTATAAAATCACATTACAGATATAACGAAATTCTTGATTTAGTAAATAAAGGATATGATGTTGAATCAACAGTAAAAACTTATTACAACTAAAAACAAAACAATGAAAAAACTAAAACACTACTTAACACTAGCTTTGTTCTCATTTATATTATTAATAGGAACAGTATTATTCTTATCATTAGAATCTATTATACACAACTTAATATTTTAATTATGAAAAGAGACACACTTAACAGGATCAGAGAAAACATATCTATAGCTAGATACAATAAAGGTTATACACTATTACAACCAGAGGAGAAATTAGATGTAACAGAAAGAATAGTATTTATACTTAAAACAGAACTAGAAGATATGCAGGCAGAGGAATCATTTAACAGTAAGCTAACTTTAATTTGTTTAATTATAATTGGTATTGCTGCAATAATTTCAACTAAATTAATTTGATAGATAGAAGAACACAGATAGCCATGAGCTGGTGTTTTAAGAATGATATCAAGGTAATAGTTAAACCACTAACAAGAACAAGAAGACCAGATGTAAAATTAGAAATACATAGAGAAGGGAGAATACAAACAGGAAAAGAAATATATAGACAAGATAAAAAGTTAGCAGATAAGATTAGTCAATTGTACTTATACTTATATGATACATTAAGATAGTTTTTTAATTTGTTAGTTTAGAAAAGAGGGTTGCTTTATACAAAGTAGTCCTTTTTTTGTTTTTAAATAAAAGATTTTACATGGAGTTAAAATTTAAAGTTCCTCAATCACTAAGAGATATCCCTCTACATAAATATCAGGCTTACATAACAAAAGAGAATCCAACTGAAGAGGATAGCTTAAAATGCTTATTAGATATTGATAGACAACACATCAAACATATTAAGCAAGATGACTTTGAATTCTTAGTAGAACAATCTAAGAAACTGTTTAATGAAGAAACTCCTTTAGTAAGAACATTTAATTTAGATGGTGTTACTTATGGTTTTATACCAAACCTAGATGAGATTACTTATGGAGAAAACAAAGACATAACAACCTACCTAACTGAATGGGGGCAAATGCATAAAGCTATGGCTGTCCTCTACAGACCAATACACAAAAAGATAGGAGAGAAATATACAATAGAAAGTTATCAAGGATCTCACGTATATTCAGAGAGAATGAAAGAGATGCCTTTAAGTATTGCATTAGGAGCTAGTGTTTTTTTTTACACTTTAATAAAGGACTTGCTGATATATACCCAGAACTATTTGGAGATAGATTTGAAGAAGATGAGAAAGCACTCCCAGACCTTAGGAAAGGATTCGCAAAAAAATGGGGAAGTTACTCAGAATTATATACGCTTGCTCAAGGAGACATTACTAAATTTGAACAAATCACGAAACTTAGACTTCACCAATGTTTAATGTATTTAGCATTTGAAAAAGAAAAAGGAGAAGTAGAAACAATAATATTAAAAAGAAAATAAATGTTACAAGGATTTTATAACCTAACAGAAAAAATACAAGACACATTAAATCTAGATGTCAATGTAAAGACTATTACATATGGAGATATATTTGAAGTGGATCTAGATAAACAAACTATATTTCCTTTAAGTCATTTCATGATAACAGGTGCAACACTAGTTGGAAGAGTATGGAACTTCAATGTTAATTTATTATGCATGGATCTAGTTAATGAAAGCAAAGATTTTGTACAAGGTTATCCAGAAAAATTTAGAGGTAACAATAATGAGCAAGATGTATTTAACACACAATTAGCAGTAGCAAATAGATTACTAGAGTTACTAAGAAGAGGGGATTTATATTCTGATCTATATCAAATATCAGAAGGATCTCAACCAACACTAGAGCCTTTTGTAGATAGGTTCGATAATAAGCTAGCAGGATGGTCAGTTAGCTTTACAGTTGAAATTCCTAACGACATGACTATATGTTAAAATATAAACATCTACAAGAAGAGCTAAGAGACTTTGGTAAAAAGGTTGTAAGGCTATCTAGATATAATTTAACTAGAGGCAAGCACAATGTATCAGGGGATTTATATAAAAGTATTAAATCATCTCTTAATGAAATAAGTAGAGGTTTTGAAGTAGAGGTTGAAATGGATCAATATGGTTTGTATGTTGATCAGGGTGTACATGGAACTAAGAGCAGTTATGTAACAGCTAGAAACTCACCTTATAAATATAAAAGCACCTCTGGTGTTATAGGGTTAGAATACAACACAGGGATATTTGCTAAATGGGCAAAATCCAAAAAAATAAGATTAAGAGACGAAAAGGGTAAATTCCAAAAAGGTAATTATAAATCAATAGGATTTATTTTAGCTAGATCAATAAAAGAAAAAGGAATAAAACCAACTATGTTCATGACTAAAGCGTTTAGAACTTCTTATGTAGGTTTAGACAAAAAGATATCACAAGCAATAGCTAAAGACATAGCAGAAGATATAAAACAAGATAATAAAAATACTAAATAACAATGGCTAAAATTAATGTAAGGAGTCCATATTTCGTAAACCTATCAACTACGAATTTAACAAGCGCACAGATAGAAATACAAATCTATATAGATGGAGTAAATACTTCATGGCAAAGCAGTCCACAATATAAACTATCCTCAACTGCTATAGATGAAAAGGTAAACTTTGAAATAGCAGAATTAATAAAGGATTATATACCAGCAGCATTTAATGGAACATACCCTAACACAACAACAGCAACAGATGATTATACAACAATGTATGTTGATTATAGAATTACAGAATATATAACAGGAGTAGCTCAGCCTCCTGTTGATACATTAGGGGTAAGAGCATTTTATGGTTATGGTTATTTTGAAGATGGTGCTAATCCTCAACTACTACAAGGTTACTTACAATCTAACACAACAATATTAAAGCCTGATGATAATGCTTTGAAAGTTCCTGTAGATAACGAGAATACAAATTCAGTTGCTTTCTTTTATAACAACGAACAGATATATTCTTGGACACCAATATCAAGTCCAAAGATACAAGATCAAATTGTTTATGTAAGTACAGCTTCAGCAGATGTAGATGATTATAGAGAAAGAGTAGAGACTTCAGGAGGAACGTTTGAAGACAATGCTTGCATACAAAGTTTTCTAAGAAACGAAACTATATATCCTGTTGATGAGGTTATAATAGATGGTGTAGATGGTATTACAGTTTTAAGAATACAAAATATACAAGAATGTAAATACACTCCTTATAAACTAACTTTTATAAATAAATTTGGAGTATATCAGGATATTTGGTTCTTTAAAAACTCTAGACTATCAATGTCAACTAATGAGGATAAATATAAATCAAACATACTAACAAACGGAACTTACAATACTTATGATCCACAAGTTAAGCTACTAACTAAAAACGGTAATCAGAAATTATCTCTTAATAGTGGTTATTATCCAGAGAGTAATAATGAAGTATTTAGACAACTATTTTTAAGCGAGAAAGTATGGATTGAATACAATAATAAAACATTAGGGGTAACTATAAGTAATAAAAATATCAGCTATAAAAATAGCCTAACAGATAGTTTAATTAATTACACTATTGGAGTTGAATTTGCTTTTGATACAATAAACAATATAAGATAAATGCAAGTAGTAGAATTATATATAAATAATGTTAGAGTAGATTTATTTAAGGATGAATCTATAACCTTGACGGACTCAATACAAAATATTAAGGACATCAGTAAGGTTTTTAGCCCTTTTACACAACAATTTACATTGCCAGCATCCTCAACTAACAATAAGATTTTTAAGCACTTCTACAACAACGATATAATAGATGGATTTGATGCTAGATTTAGAGTAAGCGCATTAATAAAAATGAACGGATCTGATTTTAGAACAGGGCAAATAGTTTTAAACTCTGTAGATATGGAGGACAATAAAGCTAAGTCTTATAAAATAGTTTTTTATTCTGATACAGTATCTATAAAAGAAATATTTGGAGAGGATGAATTAAATGCATTAGAGCCTTTATCTACTTATGATTTCAGTAGAAATAGTCCTAACATGCAAAACGCTTTTCAGTTTGGTTTACAATCAGATGGTGTTGTTTCTACAGCTCCGTCTAATAGAAATATAACTTTACCTTTAATTAGTGTAAATGAATATTATGGATATGATTCTACAGATACTATTACTTATTCTAATTTACATTCAGCTAGTTTTTTTACACCACTTTCTGGAACTCCTTTAGGTGTAAGAGATAATTTAAAGCCAGCTATAAAAGCAAGATTAATAATAGACGCTATAAGAACACATTACGGAATAGAGTTTAATATGGCTGATGAGGTTATAAATGGTAAAACAATAAAATCATTTTTTGCATCAGATGTATTTGATGAATTATATTTATGGCTACATAGAGAAGCAACAACTGTAACACAGCCTGAGGAAGATCCTCCAGTATTTGGAATTAATTATGATTTTTACGGAGCTAAATGGAACGCAGGTACTGACTATTATATTTATTCTAGTGGTACTGGTATTCCTTCTAATTTCATTTCTGCTAATGGACAGTTTACAATTTTAAAAGGAGAATCATTTTCTTTTAGAATAATACTAAGAAACAATACAGCAGATTTTCTATATAACTTAAAAGTAGTTGATAAGATAACAGGAGAAATATTATTTGCTTTTACTGATCAAGAAAGTATTAATGGTGTTAATGATACTCTTGTAATTAGAGAATTAACATCTGGAACTCTAGAAAGCAGAACTTATGATTTAGAATTTAGAACAGATACAACAACACAAAAAAGCTGGGTAGGTGGATTAACTGTAGGTATGACAATAACCTCAGCAGTACAGCCTACTTGGATAGCAAATTACACATCTGTTGGAACTCCTAATTTTCCAGTAACTATGTTTCCTGATATTTGGATTCAGAACTATGTTCCTAAAATGAAAGTAATGGATTACCTTACAACTATATTAAAAACTTTTAATCTTACTGCATACACGCTAAGAGGATCTAGTAAAATATATATACAGACATTAGATGACTACATGACTTTAGGTAATTCTTATGATATATCTAGAAATATTAAAATAGACAAAAACACAGTGGATAGAAACATTCCTTTTTCTAGGATTAATTTTATGTACGAAAATGCAGTAACTCAACCTAGTCTAAGGTTTATAAATAAAAATGTAATTCAGATGGGGAATCTAAGATATTCAGCACCTGAGAAATATGAAGGGGAAACATTTAATTTGAAAGTACCAGCACAAAGAGAAAGTTTAATAAATATAGTAGAAGACGGAACTAGAAACATTACTGGTATAGTTTATGCTTGGTGGGTAAACGGAGAGAACCCTGCTAAGACTACTTTAGGTAAGCCTTATTTCTTTTTTAACAGAAATGTAGACACAACAGCATATCCTATATTATCACAGCAATACACGCAGTATAATGCTCCAGCAAATGTTAGTGCTGATGGAAATCATACTTTAAATTTTGGAATAGAGGTAGATGAGTACACTAATGAAGTAAATCAAAATAGTTTATTTAGTAGGTTTTATTCTCAATATATAATTCAATCTTTTGAACAGCAATCTAGAATTGTAAAATTTAAAGCAATGTTGCCAATGAATATATTACTAAACTATAACCTAAATGATACATTTATAGTAAACGGACAACAGTATTATATAAATAGCATAAAAACAAATTTAACAACACAGGAAAGCGATCTAGAATTATTAACTAAGCAGACGGATTATACAGCGTCAGTATTAACATAAAGATATGATATTATTTAAATTATTAAAATCAAATGATTTTTATGGTTGTACAGAAAACATAGAAATCGCAAAAGGAAAATACAAAATGCCTGAAACATTAAAAGAAGGCTACGAGCAGATTAAAAGAAGTATTAAATGGCAAACAAGAATTAAGAACTAATGGCAAAAGAAGAAGTAGTAATAAATATAACCACTGACACAAAAAAAGCCTCATCAAATGTTAAGGGGTTAAATAAAGATATAAAACAAACAGGCACAGCTGCAACAGCTGCTGGTACTTCAGGATCTGCTGCTTTTCAAATGTTTGGTGGATCAGTTGGAAGGCTTATACCTATGTTAACAGCTTTAAAAGCTGCATTAATATCAACAGGTGTTGGCGCTTTAATAGTAGCGTTAGGAGGCTTAACATCAATTTTATCTAAAGCAGCTAAAAACTCAGTATCATTTGGAAAAAGTCAATCTAACTTAAAAGCTATTTTATCTGGTAGTATTGAAAGCACAGAAGTATTAACCGAAGACATGGAAGCATTAACGCTTCAAGCTAAAAAATTAGGGGCATCTACTGCTTTTACAGCTTCAGAGGTTTTAGAATTACAAACTAATTTAGCAAAAATTGGATTTACAACAGATGACATTCTAAATGCAACAGGTGCAACTTTGGACTTTGCAGCAGCATTAAATGTTGATCTAGGTGATGCAGCAGCATTTGCTGGATCTGTTGTAGCTTCATTTGGTTTAACTACTGAAGAAACACAAAGGGCAGTAGATGTCTTAGCTTTATCGACTTCAAAATCTGGTTTAGACTTTAATTCTCTTAGAGAATCAATGAAAAATGTTGCTCCTGTTGCTAATTCTATGGGTTATTCACTAGAAGAAACTACGGCTTTATTAGGGATTTTAGCTGACAACGGGATCAAAGGGGGAAAAGCTGGAACAGGTTTAGCAGCAACTATGATAAAATTAAATCAAAAAAGTATTGATTTAACAGATGCCTTAAATGATGTTACTGAAGCTGGTAAAGGTTCAAATCTTGCCTTTGAATTGGCAGGAGATGTAGGTGGTAAAGCTCTTCTTGCTTTAGCAGGAAAAGGTGCACCTGCAGTAGATGGATTAACTGGAGCTCTAAATGCAGCAACAGGAGCATCAAAAGAATTAGCTGCTATACAATTAGATAATGTTGCTGGGGATTTAACTATATTAAATTCTACTTGGGAAGGTTACTTATTAACGCTAGAAGATGGCGCTGGTTTTCTAACTACTATAATGCGAAAAGCTATTCAGTTTCTAACTGGATATTTAAATGTTGCAACAAAATCAGTATCATTTTTAAATTTTGCTTGGACTGAATTAGTATCAACAATAGATAAAAATTCTAAAATAACTATAGGGGTAGCAGGTGCTTTATTTAATACTTTAAGTGGATATATTAAGCAATTTGCAAATCAGGCTTTGTTAGAAATTGCTAAGATTCCTATAATAGGAGAAGCTATTGATGAAAAGAAAGCAAGAAAAAATATCCGTAAGGCTAAGGATTTATTAAAAGAAGCTAATCAGCAATTAGCTGATGTAATGGAAACTTTTGAAGATGAAGATACAGAAAGAAAAGGTTTCTTTGCTAGATTCCAAGAATCAGAGGATGGTAAAGAAAGAGAAAAACAATTAAAAGCATTAGAGCTTGCTAACGATCAACTAATAGAGGAGCAAAAAGAAAAAGATGAAGAATCTGTAAAATTAGAAAAAGATAGACTAGAAAAAGTCAAAAAACTTAGAGAAAAATATAAAAAGAGTCAGGAAGACTTTGATGCTAAAACAGCAGCTGAAAAATTAGATCTAGAGAGACAAAGAGCAATAGAGGAAATAAATGCTTCCGTTGCAACTCAAGATGAGAAAAAAAGATTATTAGAAGACGTAAATAAATTTTACGATGATAAGGAAAACGCATTAGAAGCAGAAAAAGAAGGAAAAGTACAGGCTAAGTTAGATGCATTAGAGGAAGATGAAATAGCCAAATTAGAAGCTCAAAGAGATAAAGAACTACAAGAATTAGTCGATCTTGATGCACATGAGGATGCTAAAGCACAAATTATTGATTTTTATAATGCTAAAATAGGGAAAATAACATCGGACAGAATTAAACGACAAGAAGATGAAGAAGAAGAGCTAGAGAAAAAGAAAAAGAAATTGTTAAACGATGGTTTAAACATGGCAATAGAAACAGCTGGAAGAGAATCTAAAATCGGAAAAGCATTGTTTATTGCAAAACAAGCTCTTGCACTTAAAGAAACTATAATGAACGCTAAAAAAGCTATTGTTAATGCTCAACTAAATGCTGCTGAATCTGGAACAGAACTAACAAAAGGGCAATCTAAAGCAGCTTCCAGTTTACCACCTCCTTTTAACTTAATACCAATTGCGATGTTTGCAATGCAAGCAATAGGAATTGTTAAAAGTATAAATCAAAGTAAAAAGAAAGTCGCAACAGTAGCTGGAGGTCTAGGTGGTGGTGGCGCTAGTCCAGATGTATCTCTTCCAGCAGTTGGAGGAACAGGAGGAGGAGCAGCAGAAATGGAGCAGCCAGACTTTGATATATTTGGAACATCAGGAACTAATCAGATAGCTAGTGCATTAGGTAACCAGCCACCAGTACAGGCTTTTGTAGTTAGTCAAGATGTAACAACTGCACAAAGTTTACAAAATAATATAATATCAGGATCAACACTAGGATAATAACAAAACATTAAAAAAGGGGTTTTAAATAAAAGGACACAAATGGATATAATTGAATTAATAATAGACGAAAATGAGGAGTTAAGTGGAATAGATGCTGTATCTGTGGTTGAAAACCCAGCTATAGAAGAGGATTTCATTGCACTTAAAAAACAGGATCAAGTTAGACTTGCAGAAGTATCAAAAGAAAAAAGGATATTAATGGGAGCTGCTTTAATACCTGACAAACCTATATACAGAAAAAACGGAGAACAAGAGTTTTACATTTACTTTTCTAAAGACACAGTAGCTAAAGCATCACAAATGTTTCTTAAAAAAGGTAATCAAAGCAAAGCAACCTTAGAACACGCAGAGCAAAAGCTAGAAGGCATGACTGTTGTAGAATCTTGGTTAGTAGAAGATGAGCAAATGGATAAGTCTAGAAAATATGGTTTAGATATGCCTATAGGAACATGGATGATAAGCATGAAAGTTGATAATGATGAAGTTTGGAATGACTACGTTAAAGAAGGTAAAGTAAAAGGATTTAGTATAGAAGGCTACTTTGCAGATAAGCTAAACAGACCTCAAGATAAACAAAAAGATCAATTAAATGAAGACGAAAAATTATTAAACCAAATTATAGATGTTATCAAAGAATCGTAAAAATTACAGCAGAACAAGCCCTAAGACAAACCAGCGTGCTTGTTTATGTGCAGATGGTAATACATACTCAAAAAAATGTTGTGAAGGCAAAATGATAAATCAAGGTATAGGATCATTAGTTGGTGGAACTATTTCAGCACAATATTTAGCACAAGAAAACGAAAGTTTAATTTTACAAGAAGATAACTCTAATATAATAACATAATGGCAAATTTAAAAATATCACAATTACCGACATCAACAGCATTACAAGGTACTGAAGCTATTGTAGTAGTACAAAGCAACACAACTAAACAATCTACAATAAACAAAATAAAAAACACTTTAGTTCCTTATAATTTAACTGTATCTTCTGGCGAAACTGTAAGTTTAAGCAATGCAATATTTGACCAAGCTATGTTAGTCAAATTAACTTGGACTGGTGGTAGTGGAAATATGACTATTAATTTACCAAGTGCTTCAGCTAATGTAAATAGAGCAATTAGATTTGTTTCAAACGGGGGTTTTAATACTAATACAAGAGCAAGAGTAACGCCATTAGTAGGAGAAACATTAGATGGCTCATCAAACTATTATGAGATAAATGTATCTTATGAAGGTTTCAAAATATGGAGTGATGGTGTAGAATGGTTTATAATTCAGAAAAAAGCATAAACGAATTTATAACACTTAATATATATTAGTGTTTTTAAACAAATAGTATTAACAAACTTTTAAAAAAAAAATTATGGCACAAATAACTACTAGAAGAGGGTATCCTTTAGATCAGAGACCTTATTTAAGAACAATTCTACAATGGGGAACTGATGGAACTTACCAAGTACTAGAAGACGAAATTTTTACAGGACAAGGATATGGAGGTATATCAAGTATTTCTTTAGTATCAAATAAAAAAGAAATGGAGATATCTTTTGCAGCACCGCATTACTCTGTAAAATGGCTTTCAGGTAAATTTGAAGATAGCTCAGGAGTTGCTCCATTAAGTATTCATTCTGTTGGAACTCAGTCTTGGGGATATGCAACTTCTACAGCAGCAGATTTTTACACACCTATGTTTATGAATCAAGAAGAAACTACACCTGAAGTAATGAAAATCGTTAATCAAGGAACAGATTGGAAAAATGATGGAGTAGCTGGAAACTCAATTGAATTTAGATTTTATCCAGCAGTAGAAATATAACGAAACATTATATTTAATGTTTTTAAATAAATATAATTAATAAAAATCTAAAATTTATGAACGCAAAAGACACACTAGATAAAGTTAAGACTTTACTAGGAATTGAAGTTCAGTTGGAGGAAAGATTATTAGAAAACGGAACTAGATTCGAAGCAGATGCTTTTGAATCAGGTAGAGAAGTTTTTATTATCTCCGAAGATGATGAACGAATTGCCGTACCTGCAGGAGAGTATTTAATGGAGGACGGAATGCTATTAGTTGTTTCTGAGGATGGAATAATTGATGAAATCAAAGAAGCGGTAGAAGAAGAAGTAGAAGAAACTGTTGAAGCACCTGTTGTGGAAGAAGTTGAGGCTGCTGAGGAAGCTGACGTTGCAGATTGGAAAGGCATGGAAATTAGAATTAAAAATCTAGAAGATGCTATTGCTGATTTAAAATCACGACTTAGCGAAAAAGATGAATATAGTTCTGATGAAGTTGAAGATTCTTCTACGGAAGTAGAAAATACTGAAGTAGAATTATCTGAAGATGTTAAACCTCTTAAACACAATCCAGAGGCTAAACTAAAAACAGATCTTCATTTATATTCTCAAAACAGAGTAAAAAATACTCAAGATAGAGTGTTTGATCGATTATTTAACAAAAATTAAAATTTAAAAAAAAAAGCTATGGCTACAACTTTAAACATTACAACTACTTACGCTGGTGAGGCAGCAGGAAAATTCATCTCCGCAGCTTTACTTTCTGCAAGTACAATTGATGACGGTGGGGTTTCTGTATTACCTAACGTACAATACAAACAAATTATACAGAGATTAGATACTGATAATCTTATAAAAAACGGAGGATGTGATTTTGATCCATCTTCTACAGTAGATTTAACTGAAGTAGTATTAACACCAAAAGAATTACAAGTAAATTTACAACTTTGTAAAAAAGACTTTATTCAAACTTGGGACGCTATGTCAATGGGTTATGGAAACAGTCAAACGCTTCCAACTTCTTTTGCTGATTATTTAATTGCTTATGTAGCTGCTAAGGTTGCTGCAGAAAACGAAACAACAATCTGGCAAGGTAACGCTGCAAATGCAGGAGAATATGAAGGATTAGAATCTATTGCTAATACTTGTGGAGCTATACCAGTTGCATTAAATGCTTTTACATCTACAAACATAATAGATGAATTACAAAAGGTAGTTGATGCTATTCCTAACTCTGTGTTTGGAAAAGAGGATTTAAAACTTTACATTTCTAATAAAGCAGCTAAATTATATATTAGAGCTTTAGGTGGATTCGTAGCTGGAATTGGCGGAGCAGGTACTGATAATAGAGGAACACAATGGTATAATAATGGATCACTATCGTTTGGTGGTATTCCAGTATTTGTTGCAAGAGGTATGAGTGATGATACTGCAATGGCTTTTGAATCTTCTAATGCTTATTTCGGAACTGGTTTACTTGATGATTTTAATCAAGTTAAGGTTATTGATATGGCTGACATAGATGGATCACAGAATGTGAGAATGGTCATGAGAATGAAGGGATCTGTTCAATTCGGAGTTTGTGCTGATGTAGTTTACGGAAGCTAAAAAAAAAATAGGGGAGGGTAAAACCTCCCTTTATATTAATAATTTTTAAAATAAAAAAATATGTCATGTGATATCAGCTTGGGACGTTTAGAACCATGTAAAGACTCAGTAGGAGGTATAACTGCAATCTATTTTATAAACTACACAGCTGGTTTATTAGATTCAGCTACTTTTGACGCTGATGAGGTCATTACAGGTTTTGCAAGCCCATTAACCCTATATAAATACGATCTTAAGGGTGCAAACTCTTTTGAGGAAACAAACGAAAACTCTAGAGAAAATGGAACTTCATTTTTTACACAAGTTGGAACTGTTGTTTTAAAGAAACAAGATCCAGCAACAAGAAAAGAAATGAAATTATTATCTTGGGGTAGACCACAAGTAGTGGTTGAATTTTACAATACAGGAGTCGCAAATGATTCTAGATATGTATTAGCAGGAGTAGAAAACGGATGTGAAACAGCTCCATCTGCAACTAGTGGAGCAGCTATGGGAGACCTAAATGGTTACAATATAGTTTTCACTGGGAATGAAAAATCTCCAGCTAATTTTATCGATCCTTCAATAATAGATGATACTACTAACACTGTGGTAGTAAATGGACTATAATAAATAGCTTTTAAAGGCTTTTTATGATATTTAAATAAAAAGATAGGATCAAATAAAGAAGGGCGCTTAAATGCGCTCTTTTTTTGTTTAATATCTATGCCTAACAAAAAACTAATAAATGTGTTTTTAAATAAAACAAATGCAAATACTTGCTCCAAATACTACACCTCAAACAATGACGATAATTCCTAGAAGTTATAACGTTGATAGTATTGTAATCACTGACGAGGATGAAAATAAGAGCTACACAATTGCATCAGGCGACATAACTAATACTACAGACAGGTATTATTTAAATGTTGCAGTAAATTTTCCTAACAATAGTTTTGGTGATTCAATATTAAAAGAAGGTAGATTTTACACAATTGATTTTTTATTAGGAACTGATAAAGTTTATAGAGATAATGTTTTTTGTACTTCACAAGGTGCTTATGATTATTCAATTAATAAGGATCAATATGATGAATACGAATCAACTAATGAATATATAGTAATATAATATGGCTAAAGATCTTTTTATAACCCAGCTAGCTGCATATACAGCTCCACAAATATTAGAAACAAAAAATAAAGATTGGGTTCAATACGGAGCTGATAATAATTACTTTAATTATCTTATTGAATTATACGAAAACTCTACTACAAATAACTCTATTATAAATGGAGTAAGTAATATGATTTATGGAAGAGGATTATCTGCCTTAGATGCCTCTACAAAGACAGAGGAATACGCTCAAATGGTTTCTTTATTTAAAAAAGAAGATTTAAGAAGATTTGTAAAAGATTATAAACTGCTAGGAATGGCTGCATTTCAGTTAATTTACAAAAATGGTAAAATTAAAGAAGTGCAACATTTTCCAATGGAAACATTAAGAGCAGAAAAATGTAATGAAGATGGTTATGTAGAGGGATGGTATTATTCAAATCACTGGCATAACATGAAACCTAGCGAAAAACCTGAAAGAATACCAGCGTTTGGATATGGAACAGGAGCAAATAAAAAAGAGATGTATGTGGCTAAGCCATATTCTGCTGGAAGATATTACTATTCTCCACCAGATTACGTTGGTGCTTTACCTTATGCTAAGTTGGAAGATGAAATTGCTGATTATTTAATTAACGATTGTTTAAATAACTTTTCAGGTACAAAAGTAGTTAACTTTAACAATGGAGTTCCTGATCCTGAGAAGATAGAAAATATTAAATCAGATGTATTAGGTAAATTAACAGGAAGCAGAGGAGAAAAAGTAATTGTAGCATTTAATCAAAATGCAGAATCTAAAACAACTGTTGACGATATACCTTTAAATGACGCTCCTAGACACTACGAATACCTAGCAGATGAATGTTTTAAGAAATTAATAGTAGGTCATAGAGTTACAAGTCCTATGCTTTTAGGTATTAGAGAAGGTAGTAATGGATTAGGTAACAATGCAGAAGAAATAAAAACAGCAACATTGTTATTTGACAATATAGTTATAAAATCTTACCAAGATGAAATAATCGATTGTATTGACGCAATTTTAGCTGTTAATGGTATAGCATTAGATTTATATTTTAAGACGTTAAAACCTCTTAGTTTTGTCGATATAGACCAATTAGAGGGTAAAAATAGCGATGTAATAGAAGAAGAAACAGGAGTTGAGTTAACTTGTTTAGCACATGAGCAAGAAAATGACTCTGAGGTTGCAGAAGAGCTTATAGCTTTAGGAGAAGATTTTCCTGAGGAAGGTTGGGAGCTAATTGATGAAGCTGATGTAGATTATGAAACAGAAGATGGATTAGATGAGCTTATGACTCAACTAAATACTAAACCAAAAAGTTTTTTTAGTAAAGTTTGGAATTTTGTAGTAAGTACTGGAAGCCCATATCCTAATAGTCCAAGCGATCAAGATAAAAAAATAGGAGAAGAATATTTTAAAGTAAGATATTATTATAGCCCTAAAAAAGTGTCTGAAAATGCAAGAAAGTTTTGTAGAGCAATGGTTAACGCTAATAAAATTTACAGAAAAGAGGATATCGTTAGAATGGAAGATAGAAATGTAAATTCTGGATGGGGTCCTAATGGGTCAAATTTTTACAGCATTTGGATCTGGAAAGGCGGTGGAAACTGCCACCATAGATGGAGAAGATTGACTTATAAAAGCGACAGCGCTAAAATAAATGTAAAAGCTACACAAGATCTAATCACAACTAGAAGAGCTAGACAAGATGGTTATAGAGTAAACAACGACTATAGAGTTTCTAGAAAACCAATGAATCTACCTAACAAGGGATTTTTACCTAATAACCCTCAAGGATTTTAACAAAATAAAGAACTAGAAAATGGCTAAAGCATTATTTGTAACAACTAAAGACATAAAGAGATATTCAGTTCTCTCAGGATCAGTAGATCCAGACAAGTTTATATACATGGTAGAAATATCTATGGACACAGAAGTTCAAAATTTTATGGGAACTAAATTATATGAGCAAATACA